AAATCAATTTTAATAACTCTGCTTACAACAGCAGATGCTTTTGATGATGCGCCAATTACTATAGTATTTTCAAAATCAAATAAATTTTGTACTATAGATAATTGTTTTATTCTTAATGCCTCAGGGGAAGTCCATTTACCGTCTGACGGTTTTAGTACAATATCATAAGGATAGAAAAAGTCTATAGATTCTTTATATAAAATATTGAACAACATTCTATAAGAAGGCTCTGTGCCTTTTTTACTATAAATTTCTCTTATCTTTTTTACTAGTAATCTATTATTGGTAATTTTAGATTTCGATAAATCGTTTGCATAATTACTAATAAATCTTTCTATCATTTCTTCAGCGGTTGTATCTATGTCTGCATATTTTGTAATATCTTGCAGTACCTCTTGTGCCTGATAATCTTGTTCAAGAAACTCATAATAAGCTTTTATAAAGGTAACAAACATCTCATATTCTTCTTGTACAAATTCTGGAAATTGATTTGGTACTAGAATTGATAATTTATTTTGTATTCTTTTAAATGGATTTTCTGCACCTTCTCCATTGTATAAAGTATAAATGATAGGATCTTTATTTTTTGCAATATTTTGATAACTATCTGGAATATAAAATTCACCAACAGTTCCATAGAAAGTAAGAACTCGATAGATACCCCTACCGCCTCTATCGAGATCTTCTTTTATTGCTTCACCGCGAGTAGTAAACAGCGGATAAAACCAACCTTCTAGGTAACCAACATAAGTATCAGGTGTCGATACTCCATATTTTTTTAATGGCCCCAATAATTTTTGTGGGACAAATACATCTTCTATCATATTACACTGTTACCGTAACGACTAGTCCAGATATTTTCTTGGATGTGGTATCCAGGGTTCCATCATCTATAACCAATATTAAATCTTTAGATGCGTTAATATCTAATTCTTCTATTTTTGAATATATTCTTATATCAATATTGTTTTCTATGTAACCCGCAATTTTAAGTGTTGGTATTGATATTGTACCTAGATTATAATCTATAGTACCAATATTTTTTGAGACTAATGCATCTGTATAAAAATCATATAAATTTAATGCACTTGTAGTGTCTGTGGTTATTACATCTTTTATGTATACTGTTTTTATATCGGTATTTACTCTATAATAAAAGGCAGTTGATATGACACTTCCGGACATTAAAGGATTTGCAAATTTTATTGCGTTAGTTCCAGTATATGTATTAGTTATTCCTACGAGTGGTGCTATACGTTTTTGTATTTTAAAATTAGTTATATTACCTATAATCGAAGAATCAACCAAATCTATATTTTTGGATAATTTAGAATATATAAAACTTTGATTAAACTTTTGCAAATCTGTACTAAAATAATCATTGATCCTTGATTTTACCAGGGTAGATATTTCGTTTGCTGTATATCTTGAATTCTTAGGATCAAATTTTACTTTGGTGTCTAATGAGATATACAAATAATTTGGATCAACAAATTCTGGTATAATTGTCATCATCTTTTTATCTTGCAAGATGTTGTTTTTAATTTTATTTTTAATTTCAGTATTAATTGTATATCCCGCATAAGGTTTTAGTGATATAATGACCTTACCATATTTAGGTGGAACATTATCTTCTCCGCCCCACACAGCAATAGATTCAACCAAAGGAAAATTTGCTTCAATTATTGATTTATAATCATTTGCAGTTACTGCTCGATTAAACGACGATAAAAATCTAGGCGCTTTAAATTTGATAGAAGATAATGTATCTCCGTTATCTCCGCCCGTAGAATTTGTTGTAGCAATAATAGTACTTGCTAATTGTACTCCGCCTACAGTAGAACCTAAAGAAAACCCCTGCTCTATATTATTAGAAACATTACACGCACTACCATTGCTTACTAAATATTCTATTTTAACAAGATTGCCAGAAGTTAATTTTTTACCTGTAGTATCATCGCCAAAAAATATTTCATAATATCCAGTTGGATTTTGTTCTAAGTAATATACTTTAGATAATGGGCTAATTGCTTCTAATCCTCCTGCGGGAGTATATGTCGTTGTTGTTAGATCCGAATATGAATTCTGTACTGTTACTCTTATGGTAGTGGTATCTATATTTAGGTTTGGTATTTTATATTTTTCATCTGGTCCTGACACATCTACTCTATAAGTATATGATAAAGGAGCGCCTTCTGTAATTTCAATATCTGTAAAAGTATAAACTCCGTTTACTGGTTTGATTGTTACCGCATCTAGGTTCGTAAATGTATATAATATATTGTTTATTGTTGTAGTAAAAGATGAAAATTTAGGTAGTGTTAATGTGGAAGGCGTTCCAATCGGATCATTAATTGTAAATGTAACTTTTGCTTTAGCGCTTCTATAAGATACAGGAGTATATCCTAAATGTTTTGCTATTGATACTGCGGATGATCTTTTAACAGCAGAATCTAAAAACATTTCATTTGCAACCATATTTGCATAGTAAGAATTATAATGCGTATTATATGATAAGATATCTAAAAGTATAGATAAACTGGATGCATCAAAATCATAATCTTTAAAGATTAGATTTCCATCTTTGTCTCTATAATTTGTTAGAAATTCTTTTAAGTTGACTTTAATATCATCAAAGTCTAATTCTGCTAATCTGTAGTTTGCCATTTATCGTACTCTACTTAGTAAAGTTGTAATTGTTATTGGTCGATCGGAATTCTTTAATGTAAATACAATAGTAATACTTAAATTATTTGTATCAGCGGATTCTGCTATAATCAAGTCAACTAATCTTACTCTCGGTTCGTATGTATTAATAGCATCCTCGATAGTCCTTTTCATAGCAACTCTAACTGCTGGAGAAAAGGGCTCAAATAATAATGACTGTGTTTGTGTTCCTATTTCAGGATGGAACGGTCGTTCAAAATTTCTGGTTTGTATTAGATTTCTCAATGCAGTTTTAACCGCATCTTCGTCGGTTTTTAGATAGATATCTTTAGTAAAAGGATTTACTTTAAAAGATAGATCTAAATCTGTATACTGTTTTACTGCTTTTAATAAGGCCATATTGATATTTATTATGCTAGATTTACCAATTTACTATAGACCGATTGGTGATTTACGAAGGTTTGTACTGGGGCAAAACTAGATTCTACTAGATATCCGTTTCTTGATAAGAATGCCACGTGTATCCATGCTACTCGAATCTTATCGGTTCCGGAATATGTTTCATACTCTAATAGGCATTGGCGATGTGGGACATTTGCTACTATCCAAGCTGCGATATCTTTAATTGCAGATATATTCCTATTTGGAAAAATTATATCAACTGCACCACCTATGTTATGATCACTTGCATTAGATCCTAATCTAAATCCACTACTAATTTGCATGTCGGGATATTTTGCCTTTATAGGTTCAAGGCAATTTTCTGCTAATTGAATTAAGTTGCAGACAATATCTTTTTCTTTCAATCCTCGTTGTGCTTGTAAAGCAACACCGTATTTTCCAACTAATACATTGCCTAATGTAAAGTTTCTAGATAACTTAAATGATCTTGGGAAGCTATTATTAAATTGATTACATATATCACAATTTATCTGAGATACACTTCTTGATCCTATTGATTTACTATTAAGTGAATTTAAATCATTTGCATTTGGTTGCAGATTTATATTATTAGAAATATCACCAGCTTTTGCTCTTTTGTTTCTATATGCACTTGCTCCAGATTCTCCGCCGTCAAATAAGAAAGAATCGTCGTTAACTGCTTTTCTTTGAAGTACAGGTATAGGTGTAGTATTAGGTGTCTTTTTATCTGGGGGAGTTAGTATTGATAGTAATAATGCTTTGATGGTATTTGCACCCATTTTAGTTTTAACAGATAGTGCATCTATTAATATAGATATGCCACCTTTAAGGCTCAATGTATTTGAACTGCCTGTTTGTAAATTCATATCTTTACTAGACTTAATGTTTATATCACCGCCTGTTGCATGAATACTTACGCTCTTTCCTTGTAGGTTTAATGCACCTTCAGTAATAATATCTAAACTATTCTTTGCAGTTACTATTGCAGATTCTGCAACAACCGCCATTGAACCTGCTGCCTGTACTAATGCATCTCCATGTCCTGTCACCGATAAATTACCCTCAACTTCTATTTGTGCATTATCTTTAACTAATATACTTGTTTTGCCTTCGACTGTCAAACATTGAGCACCTTTAACATATACAAAATTATTACGATCCATTACTTCATAGTTTTCGCCCACTACTTTTCTTACCATCGATCCATT